TTTGTGCAACCTAATGTTGCCACAGACTTTTGGACGTCAATATCTCCTACACTAGCAACAGGTGGTCGTGCTATTCTTACAAGTACACCAAACTCAGATGAAGACACTTTTGCTACTATATGGAAACTTGCAGAGGATAAATTTGATGCAAATGGTAATGAACAAGAAGTTGGAGTTAATGGATTTCATAGCTTTCGTAGTTATTGGTCAGAACATCCAGATAGAGATGAATCATGGAAAGAAGAAGAACTTGGACGTATTGGCGAAGAAAGATTTAGACGTGAATATGACTGTGAATTCCTGGTATTCGATGAGACATTAATAAGCTCATTAATACTTACAGAAATGGAGGGAGATTCACCATTAGTAAATATGGGTCAAACACGTTGGTATAAAAAACCTACAGGAGAGTTTACCTATGCTGTAGCACTTGATCCTAGCATGGGAACAGGCGGAGATAATGCCGCTATACAGGTATTTGAACTACCTAGTTATGAACAAGTAGCTGAATGGCAACATAATACTACAGCTATACCCGGGCAAATTAGAGTATTATCAGATATATGTAGCTACATAACAAAAGAAACAGGTAATGAAAATGGTCTTTATTGGAGTGTTGAAAACAACGGCATCGGTGAAGCGGCGTTAATAGTAATAAACGATTTTGGTGAAGAAAATATACCGGGACTGTTTGTGAGTGAACCAATGCGTAAAGGACATGTACGCAAGTTTAGAAAAGGGTTTAATACCACACATGGTACTAAAATTACAGCTTGTAGTAGATTAAAAACTATGATTGAAAATGATAAAATGATTGTACATAGTAAACCTTTTATAAGTGAATTAAAAAATTACGTTGCCACTGGATCAAGTTATCAAGCCAAACTAGGACAAACTGATGATTTAATAAGCGCCGCATTGCTTGCAATAAGAATGATGGCAGTTCTTAAAGATTGGGATCCTCGTATATACAATACATTTACACAAGCAGAAGATATACAAGATTACGAAGCTCCTATGCCCATCTTCATTAGCACAAACTATTAACATAGTTGATAAATACAATATGCAAGAATTTGATAAAATAGGCGAAGATCTTTTTAACAAAATACGGGGACGTTTTCCTAGTATTACTATAGGTAGTGCAACAGGAGAAGTCATCAATGAGCCATCACAGGCACGTTTTTTCGACTTCGAATACAAAGAAGCCGACAAAGTATTAGGTAATGTAAGCGTAAATATTACTGAAGATGAAGGCATGACTATTATCTTTTCTAAAGATTTTATATCTAACGAAGATTCTCAGACTAAAAAAAATTGGTATGATTTCTTAAAAGAACTAAGATTGTTTGCAAAAAAACGCATGCTGGAATTTTCAATAAGAGATATAACAAAAACAAACCTTACAAAAAGAGATTATAAATTTTTATCTAATCGGACCGGAGACAATACAATGGCAGAATCAAAACTTTATGGTACTAGTAGAATTAGTTACCAAGATGTAGGCAGTGCTAGGCTTGTAATAAAACACACCGAAAGTGTTAATCAAGAACTAACTACTGGACGTACTAGAAACGTTGGTACTATCTACATTGAAAGCTCAGAAGGCGAACGTTTTAAGTATCCATACAAGCATCTGAATGGCGCAAGAGCAATGGCAATGCACGTTGCAGAAGGCGGCAATGCATATGATGATTTCGGCAAGTACATAGTGAGTCTATCTGAAGAGCAATCTAAGTTAAGTAAGTTTAAGAGATATATGGGTCGTTCGGCTGTAATGGCAGAAAGTTTAGCTGAATACAATGATGCAGTAAATGAACGTATTGTTGCAGTAAAAAAGACATTACAAAATCTACAAAAGAAGGACTACTACACAGAAACACTTGAAGCATTTGCTCCGGCAGTGATGGAAGATGTTCCTGAAGAGGTAGCTGAAAATTGGATTGATCAACTTACTATTAAACAATTTAATGAAGAGCTAAAGGATATTTTTCCTTATGTGTATAAACTAGTTAGTGAAGTAACGAAAGCTAAAGAGTTAGGACCAGATGATTTAGCAGAAGTAGCTGGACCAGACAAGTGTTGGCCAGGACATAGAAAAGTTGGCACACAACCGGGTACTGGTAAGAACAAAGGCAAACGTGTTAATAAGTGTAAGAAAATTGAAGGTACTGAAGAAGCATTAGAACAAGGCTTTGAAGAAATGATGGGTCAGTTTAGCGAAGAAAATATTGAAGAAAGACCTTATATAGATGCTGGTATTAATGATGTCGTTGTAGACAAACGTGGCAAAGAATTTAAATTTGATAAAGATAAAAAAATGTTTACTCAAATAGGCGGCGGTGAAGAAGCACACATTAGTACTAAACTAGGGCAAGATTTACTAAAACGTAGACGTAATGCAATGAAGAGAACTTCAAAAATGTCACGTGAAGACACTGTACAAGAAGCATATATTAATAATGCAAAAGATGCTATAGAAGTACTAGGTCAACTTAGAGGTAAAGGAAAACAATTAGAAAGAGGCCAGCAAGAATACAAAGGTAATCTACCAAATGAATACGTAAACGATGTATGGGACGTATATACTTGGATAGAAAGTAAACTAGGCGGATCTCCGGAAGCAACAGATAAAAAACTTAAAGCTATTATGGATGATGTATTTAGGCTAAGAGGCGAAGCTAAAAAGATGGAGCGTATATACAAACCAGATCTAAAACACTCAGACGAACATATGGGTGCAGGCGTATTTGCAAATCAAATTGTAAATGCTTTATATCCGTTGATGCAATGGATAGATATGAATGAAAAGCAACTTGAAGGCGACGATAATATTGAGGGGCAGTTTAGCGAAGACGATATGGGAGATAAAATTAAAGCATGGGCTGACAAGTATGATGGATACATTGGCAGTAACGGTGACTCACTACCAGATGGTTATGTTAAGTATGCAACGAGTAGTGGCATTCCTACAGATTTTATTGAAACAAATGAACGTGCTAAAATGGATGAAAAGTATGGTGAAGAGAAATTTGAGGATGATCCAGGGGCATACATCAGCGACCATATCGACGAAATGCCTATTACAAAGGCTTGTATGGAAGAGCTTGAAAAAATTACAGGTTCAGATGATATAGAAGTAAATGCTAAACTAATTATGAAACACAGCGACGATCACCAAGAAGATGATACTATGGCAGTAAAAATCGACAAAGATGGTGCTATTAGCAAAGACGACGGCGAGGCTGAAAAAGAGCAAAAGATTCCATTAGGCGAATTCATACTAAGTTACTTTGATAGAGAAACAGGCGAGTTTCCAAAAGGCGAAACAGCAGTCCTTACTATGATAGAAAAGGACTACGGTGAGCAGTTCATAGAACCTGCTAAGGCATTTATAGAACGAATCCAAGCAAAGTTTGAAGAATATCAAATGCAGGCACATCCACAACAGCTCGATCGAATGCGTGAATTAGCTGGTTTAAGATAGTCGGCTAATTCTATTATAAAGGATACATCTTGGATTGTAGATCTGACATTTATAAACTTTGTTCAAAAGGATATAGCCTATCAGACCCATATGTAATAAAAAATCTCTATGAATATGGTTATGATGCAAAAGAAATAGCAAGCACTATTAATCAACATTTTGATATAGATATTACAATAGAACGTAAGTTTATACAAGCATTACTAGATCTTCATAAAGATCGAGATTTAAATAACCCTCCTAATTCTAATAATTACTGGCATAGACTTAATATAGATTTAGAAGATCCAATTTTAGATTTAAAAGATTATATTCTAACAGATCCTTATAGGCCAGGAGAGCATGCTTCATACAATCCTGAAACTGGCGGTGTTTGGACATTAGATCCTAATATATTATTCAGCAAAGAATGGTTACAATATTTAGAGCATGACTTTAATATTTTTCCTGGACACGTACAACTATTTTATAAGAATAAAAATGCACAACATTCTGTTGCACACGTTGATGTAAGTAGTACAGGTACACTTCATGGCGGCGCAATAAATTGGACTTTAGATCCAGATGATGCAGAAATGGTATGGTATGAAACACCAACACATTCTCATACAGGCGAAGTTAATACAACAGTAAACAATCAAAGCAAAGAATGGCCCATTGACGGACTCAATATAGTAGCAAGATGTAATATTGGACAACGAGCTACACTTGTGCGTACAGACATACCGCATACTGTTGATATAGGACTAGTCGACAGATGGGCTGTTAGCTTTAGGATATTAACTGCATTGACTTGGCCTACACACGTAACTGTATTAGAACAGTATTTCCAAAAATAATTCAAAAAAACACTTGACAGACTAAATATATTAGTGTATTATACATAGTATGTATTGCACACTTAGGCAACTACAACATAGACAAGGCAAATTAAGGAGGCAAAAACTATGGCAACATTAGCAGAAATCCGAGCAAAGCTCAAAGAACAAGAGTCACGCTCAAGCGGTAACTCTAACAGCGGCGGCGACAACGCAATTTACCCATTTTGGAATATTAAAGAAGGTGAAAGTTGTACTTTCAGATTCCTTCCTGATGGGAATGAAGATAACACTTTTTTCTGGGCAGAACGTTTGATGATCAAACTTCCGTTCGCAGGTGTTAAAGGTGAAACTGATTCACGTCCTGTACAAGTACAAGTACCATGCATGGAGATGTATGGAGAAACTTGCGACATATTAAATGAAGTACGTGGTTGGTTTAAAGATCCGAGTCTAGAAGATATGGGTCGTAAGTATTGGAAAAAGCGTTCATATATTTTCCAAGGCTTTGTTACTGAGAATCCACTTGGTGACGATAAGACTCCAGAAAATCCAATTAGACGTTTTATTATTGGACCACAAATTTTCCAAATTATTAAAGCGGCTCTTATGGATCCAGACATGGAAGAACTTCCAACAGATTATACTGCTGGTGTAGACTTCCGTCTTAACAAAACAAGTAAAGGCGGGTATGCAGACTATTCAACATCAAATTGGGCTCGTAGAGAGCGTCCGTTAACTGATGCTGAAATGAATGCAGTTAATACACATGGTCTGTTTAACTTTACAGACTTCCTTCCTAAAAAGCCTGATGAAACGGCTGTTAAGGT